TACGAGGACTTTCTCTACTACTACCAGAAAGCTAAAGACCAGCAGGCTAAATGTAACCTAGGCTCTATCCCACACCCGGAAAGTGCAATGGACGATACTCTAATGGAATACGTAGAACTATATGATGTAGTAGAACGTAAGTTGGCGGGGTTTAGTCAGATTAAAAATGATGTTTTCTATGGCTGGACCGAGGATCACCCATACTGGTCTAAAATGTTAGTCGACAACGTCTCAACACAACGTAAAGAAGTTGCTACAAACTGGACCAGTAAGCAAAAAACATTTGGCATGGCAGAATGGTTCTACGTCTTTTTGCTACATGCAGTAACTGGCAGTGGCATCAACTACGCTAAGAAGCCTTCGGGCTATCACAACTCATTGCTCTTTCATCTACATGAGTGTGACACTATAGAAGACATGTGTAGTGTTGTTAAGACACACCCTAAACCATTCTTTACTTCGGTTGGGTATCAGTTTCCGAAGTTCCCTAAACCGCCTAAGGCCGAAGCCAGTGGCTTTGTAGGCATGGAAGACTATAGTACACAGTTTCAGTATAAAAAAGGCGGTGACTATTACCTATGTGAGTTTGCACCAAGACTAGTCCGAGAGATGTCAGACATGATGCAGAAAGAGAATCGTAAGTTTCCATTAAGAGAACTTGGGGAATGGATGTTTAAGTGGAACGAAGATAATGGTCTTAACGCTTATAGATTCCAGTACGCAGCTTTCTTGGCAGATATTGCAGACTTCTATCCAGAATACATTGAGCTTAATAGCCCGTTCTACTATGGTACAAATGCAGTGGAATGTATTAGTTATCTTGCAGATCCTGTTATTAAGATGAACAAGATTGAATTCTTAGATGAGGTGATGATGCAGATCAACAGAGATACGGGTGCAAGGCCATATGACGCAGAAGACGTTGCATGTGATTATATCCGTTGGGTTGAGAATTACGTGCGGCCTGGTGAAGCTTATGACCATCTGGACTACGATAACCTATGGAACTCTTCGAACATAAAAGATCACCCATTCGGCAGACAGAAAGCAATGCTAGATCTAGGTATCATTGAAACATTTAACGGTATGAAACACCACCCATCGGATGATAAAATTATTGCAGATGCCGGCATTACAGTAGAACAATATAAAAACATGATAAAAAAACACTATGGCGCATAATAAACATACAGACTTATTAATCAATCAGGATTTAAACTTGATGATGCCAAATAAACAAGCGTGGCTGGATTTAGCAGGTGATTGGGTAGATCCATTTGAGGCTCCACAGTTAGTAGACCATGATGGATTTAAAGTAGTCAGAGAAGATCTAATGGGGTTTGGGTCTAAATGTAGGTTTGGAGATATACTAGTTCAAACATGTAAACAAGATACTCTGGTCTATGTTCAACCCAGATATGGATTTGCGGGTATCTCACTTGCATATTTAGCAAAGAAGTATAATAAGAAACTTGTATTATTTAGTCCAAGTCAAAAAGAGATTTCAGATCACCAGGCAATTTGTGTTGAGATGGGAGCTGAAATGAAATTTAAGAGAATTGCAGCAATGCCAGTCTTAAATGCACATGCAAAGAAATGGGCAGAAGATAATAATGCGTTCTTTATTCCTTTAGGACTTCGCCATGAGTTGGTTACAGCAGCTGCAGTGAAGGTTGCACATGATCTTGCAGAGAAACATGGTTATCCAGAAGAAGTATGGTCAGCGATCTCTACGGGTGTTCTTCAGCGTTCTCTACAAATAGCTTGGCCTGATGCTAAGTTTAACGCAGTCGCAGTAGCAAGAAATATTAAGAAAGGCGAAAGAGGTAGTGCAACTATCTGGTCACACCCAAAAGCATTTACACAGGATGTAGACCCACAGTATAATCCACCGTTTCCATCGGCTATGAATTATGATGCAAAGGCATGGGAGTTTATGACAAAACACGGTAGTCCTGGGGCATGGTTCTGGAATGTTGGCGGAGACCCAAAACCAGAAGACCCGATGACTAAATCAAATACTAAATCTTACAGAGGCTGGGGTGAAATTTTAACCGAAGATACGTAAACAAAAGACGATTAATCTATAATACTACAAACAAATAATATGGCAAACACAGATAATAAATGTTCAGATCTTGACGTGACAGATTTCCACTCGAATGCAGATGACACTTTCGGCTTAATCTTTAATAAGCAAAAAGAACTACAAGAACGTCTTGGCTTTAATTTTGAAGGCTGGACAATCAAAGAAATCGCTGACTTTTGGATGGTTAACAAACACGCTTTAAGCGACGAACTTAATGAAATGTTTGATGCCTTAGGGGGTATCAACGACGGTATTGGCAATGCAGGCTGGAAGTATTGGAAACAAGACAATGCAAAAGCTGCAAACATGCAGATTAAAGATCTATCCGAAGCAGACAAATTAGAGCTCTTTTATGAATGGATTGACGGACTACACTTTTACATGAATTTTGCGATTGCAATCGGTATGACTAGTAAAGATGTTGTCAATTTATACATGGCAAAGAATGCAGAGAATCACGACAGACAAGAAAGAGGTTACTAATTTTAAATAAGATAGAATAAATGTTATTAGACATTGAGCAGAAAGAAAACGAAGTAATCGTCAGTTACTATGACAAGAAAGGTGAAGTTTCATTTAAACGTTATCGCGTAGATAACTTTGAGAATTGGACAGTAACAGAAGATAATGACCGGTACAAAGACCAGAACTTTAAAAATTGGGACGGCAGGGCAATCAAACGTAAACGCTCAAAAACTTACAACAAATTTAGTCTACTTTATTTTATGGACTCACTCTCTGAACAAGACAGAGAAGAAATCTTTGCATTTAACATGCCAAGAACATACTATGTCGATATTGAGACTGAGATTATAGATGGGTTTCCAAGACCAGAAGAGGCTAAGAGTCGTATCTTAACCTTTTCAATCATTACACCAGAACGTAAAGCAATTGTACTTGGCCTAGATGACTTAAGTGCGGAACAGATCAAGAAGATTGAAGATGACACGAACGCTCACTTCAAGAACTACGACCAAGACTGGACTTTTAGCTACTATAAATTCAAGAACGAGTATGACATGCTCTACAACTTCTTGCATAAGTTCTTGCCTAAATTTCCAATGATGACCGGTTGGAACTTTATTAACTATGACTGGCAATACATTGTTAATCGTTGTAAGAGACTACAGATTGATCTAACTGAAGTTGCAATCACAGGGCAATTAGACAAGAAAGACTCAAGACCATTACACATGGGTATTCTTGACTACATGCAACTCTATGATAAGTATGATCGTTCGGTTGCAGTAAAAGAGTCTAACAAACTTGACTTCGTATCAAGTCAAGTTTTAAACGTGGCCAAGATTAAATACACTGGTTCACTACAAGATCTTTACGAGAATAACTTCCAGAAATATGTGTACTATAACGTAGTTGACTCGGTATTGGTTTACTATATTGACCAACAGTTAAAGTCAATGGAAGTTCTACTGACCTTGTCAACCATTACAAAAATGCCACTCTATAAAGCAGCCAGCCCGGTTGCGGTAACTGAGTCTTTAATTGCAAGAAAGCTTGCAGAAGATAACGTTAAGATCGGCGTCGAGTATGACAAAGAGGACAGTAAGAAAGACGGTCAATATGAAGGTGCTTTTGTAAAACAACCCATTGTTGGTTATTATTCAGGAGTAAGTGCATTTGACTTTGCATCCCTATACCCATCGGTGATGAGGCAATTTAATATATCACCGGATGCTTTTATCGAAATCGTGCCGGAAGCTGAAATTGCTGAGCGTAGAAAAGATAATAACGTAATCGTTTGTGAGAACGGTGTTGTCTACAAGAAGGAAGATTCGATCCTAAAAAAGATCCTCAGCGATCTATATGCGCAAAGAAAGGAATACAAGAAAGCTTCATATGCTTATTATGAAAAAGCACATGAACTTGAAAAAAAATTTAGGCTCTAAATTTAGAAAGTACTAGCAGCCTGCTTGATATATAAACAACAAGCAGCGCTGCTAGTACTTTTTTTCAAGAAACACAAACATGTCAGGATAAGGTCTACCCTAAAAAGAAGGCCTTTTTTAGACTAAAAAGAAATCTTAAAAAACACTAGCAAAAACATGTCACTATTTGAAGAAAGAATAGAATTTAAGCCTTTTGAGTACCCAGTATATTATACAGAGGGTTGGCTGAAACAAGCTCAAGCGTTCTGGTTACACACAGAGATCTCAATGCAAGGAGACGTGAAAGACTGGAACGAAAGAATGGAAGCTCATGAAAAGAACCTGGTAGGCAATATTTTGCTAGGTTTTGCGCAAACAGAATGTGCAGTATCAGACTATTGGACTGGTATGGTAACAAAATGGTTTCCAAAGTACGAAATCAAGCAAATGGCAATGATGTTTGGCTCACAAGAGACTATCCATGCCACTGCATACTCATATCTAAATGAAACTCTAGGACTAGAGGACTTCACTGCATTCTTACACGAACCAGCAACTGCTGAAAAGTTTGAGCATTTAACCTCGGTTGAAGCTGACTGGACACATGAAGATCTTGCTGAAAACACAAAAGCAAGAAGACAAGTTGCCAGATCTTTAGCAATCTTCAGCGCATTTGCAGAAGGCGTATCACTATACTCTTCTTTTGCAGTACTTTACTCATTTCAGATGAGAAATTTATTAAAGGGTATTGGCCAACAGATGAAGTGGTCAGTACGAGATGAGTCTCTGCACTCAAAGATGGGCTGCCAGCTGTTCAGACACATGACCGAAGAATACCCAGATCTAAAAGAACACGTTAAAGATGATGTTATTAGAGCTGCTAAGCTAATGGTTGATATGGAGCATAATTTCATCGACAAGATGTTTGAAATGGGAGATCTTGAAAACCTTAAGAAAGAAGACCTCAAGAACTTTATTACTAAAAGAGCTAACGAGAAAATAGCAGAACTTGGTTATACGGAAGGGCCTTTCATGACATATGATGAAGATAGTGCAGGTGAGCTAGACTGGTTCTATCATCTAACCGGAGGCCATACACACACAGACTTCTTTGCAGTTCGACCAACCGACTATTCAAAGGCCGGAGAAGACGAAAACTGGGATGAAGATGATTTATTCGACTAATTAATTACAAAATGTTTAAAATGTTTAAAAAAGATGATACAAACCACGCAGAAGTGGTTAATTACGCAGCAGAATTAGGTTGGGAGATTGGAGTAGATTTTCCGACATGGGCTAATACTGAGATTTACGTAAAAACAATCAGTAGAGGCTACTTGCTAGAAGGTGAAACGCCAAAAGATGCTTACTGGAGAGTAGCAACCACAACTGCCAAGAGATTACAAAAGCCAGAGATGGCAAGCAAGTTCTTTGACTATATCTGGAAAGGCTGGTTAAACTTAGCGTCACCAGTACTTTCAAATACTGGAACTGAAAGAGGCTTACCAATCTCTTGTTTTGGGATTGACGTAGCAGACTCTATCGCAGATATTGGTGGTAAGAATCTAGAGATGATGCTCTTGGCAAAACACGGCGGTGGTGTTGGGATCGGTGTTAACCAGATCAGACCTGCTGGAGCTACAATTCGTGGTAACGGAACTTCAGATGGCGTTGTACCTTTTATTAAGATCTACGACTCAACCATTTTAGCAACTAACCAAGGAAGCGTAAGACGCGGTGCTGCTTCAGTCAATATCGACATTGAACATGGTGACTTCTGGGAATGGCTAGAAATACGTGAGCCAAAAGGTGACGTTAACCGTCAGTCTTTAAACATCCACCAGTGTGTGATTGTACCAGATGGCTTTATGCAAAAAGTAGAAGCTGGCGACAAAGAGGCACGTAAAAGATGGGCTGCAGTACTTAGAAAACGTAGAGCAACTGGCGAGCCTTATATTATGTTTAAAGGCAATGTGAACAATGCCAATCCAGACGCTTACAAGAATAACGGGTTAAAAGTCTATATGACCAACATCTGTTCTGAGATTGCACTACATACAGATGAGAACCACTCGTTCGTATGTTGTTTAAGCTCATTAAACTTAGCTAAATATGATGAGTGGAAAGATACAGATCTTATCTACACTGCAACTTGGTTCTTGGATGGAGTCTTAGAAGAGTTTATCCAGAAGGCAAAATATATGCGCGGCTTTGAGAATAGTGTAAGATCAGCAGAAAAAGGACGAGCATTAGGTCTTGGAGTTTTAGGCTGGCATACGTATCTACAAGAACATAACATACCATTCGAAGGCTTAACGGCCCAGTTTGAAACACGCAAGATTTTTAGCCAACTGAAGACGGAAAGCGAGAAGGCAAGCCGCGATCTAGCAAAAGAATACGGTGAACCACTATGGTGCGTTGGCACTGGCATGCGTAATACGCACCTGAGAGCTGTTGCACCGACCGTAAGCAACTCAAAACTTGCTGGTAACTATTCACCAGGTATTGAACCTTGGGCGGCTAACGTGTTTACAGAACAAACAGCAAAGGGCACTTTTATTCGTAAGAACCCAACACTAGAACAAGCACTAGAACTAATTGGTAAGAACACAAAAGATGTTTGGAATAGAATCTTAGAAGACGGTGGATCAGTACAAGGTCTAGATTGGATGGATGAATATTACGTACATGTTGCAGAAGAGCTAGGTCAAGGTTGGGGTACACCAATACACAAAGACAAATTAAAAGAAGCGCCAGAAGCAGCTGAAGATCAATTTATTCCAATGAAAGATGTCTATAAGACATTTAAAGAAATCAATCAACTTGAGTTGGTAAAACAAGCTGGCGTGAGACAACAATATGTTGACCAGGCAGTTTCTTTGAATTTAGCGTTTCCAATTGAGGCAACACCTAAGTTTATTAATCAAGTACATATTGAAGCTTTCAATCAAGGTATTAAGACTCTTTACTACATGAGAACTGAGTCAGTACTTAGAGGTGATATTGCGACAAGAGCGATGGATCCTGATTGTATCAGCTGTGATGGCTAAGAAATCCGGTGGTATGAAATAGGACCACATTTTAGGACCGTTATAGTTAACGGGTTGGGCAGAGAAAAGTTCGCTACTATCTCTGCCCTTTTTTTATATTTAAAAGATATATAGATTATAAAAAAAATGAAAATAAACGTTATGAAACACATTAAATTATTCGAACAGTTTATCAATGAATCTCAATTCGCTGATGACAGTACTTCTAATCAAGATGCTAAGTTAAGGCTAAAAGAACGTACAGAACTAACAAAAAAATTAATGAAGGCAACAGATATTACGACATGGGAAGTAGACTATAGCCATGGTTTTTTTACCATGAATACAAAGACTAAAGGGAATACCGGAACTGAAATATTTGGAATAAAAGATTTAGATTATAGTTTTACTTGGAGAATTCTTAACTCTAATGATTACGAAGAAATGGATCCAAAAGAAATGCAGATAGTCGCACAGCCAACAGACGGCAGCGGAGGTCGTAACAAACGCAATTGGTATGTAACAAAAGGTAATGTTGCTACAATTGATGATGTTATAAAAGCAATGTCAAACTTAGAGGTAGGTAAAAACGGTTGGAAACAAGCATAAAGATATATAACTTCTAATTTAGATTTTAACTATAAATTTAAGCCAGACTAACGTCTGGCTTTTTTTATGCCTAATTCTTAGTGAAACTAATCTAGTTTCACACATATAACAACCATATCATTAAAATAAAAAACAAAAATGAAGTTAAAAATTGATCGTATTGACCAACACGCGTTGACCAACTTTATCAACCGTGTTAAACTGATTGACTCTTTCATCTACATGAAAATTGCTAACGGTAGAATCGAGTCTTCTGTTTATTTACCGCAGAGAGATGCAGTAAAAAGCCACGTTGTAAACATGGACCAGATTTTCCAAACTAACGAGATTGTACCTAGTGACAAAGCTCTAAAGATTGCGTTTTTTGATGGTGCCAAAGTAATCGAAGCAATTAAGCACTTTGCGCATGATGCAATTCAAGGTGAAATTGAATTCATTGAGAATGATGAAGAGTATGTAGCATCTACATTTAGAATCTACAATGATGAACTAGAAGTTAAACTTTCATGTTCAGAACCATCATTAGGCTTTAAAGATCTTACAGCTGAACAACAAGAAGCTATCTTTTCAAGAGACAACAGTGCATTTAACTTCGAGATCGACACACATATGATTAACAAGGTTAAGAATTTGTTTAATCTTGATTCAGAAGAAACATTTAGCATTAAAGCTAATGGTAAAGGCGTTAATGTTGACGGTAAGTCATTTAGTGTTGTAGTTAATCCAGAAAGCAAAGGCGCTGGCGAAGTTACAGTTTACAAGAAGTATTTGAACCTGTTAGACAGAGAAGAGCAGAACGTTTACGTTTCTAACTCTAAAGTTGTCTTCCAATCAAATGATTCAGAAACTTTGTTGACAGTATCAACTTGTCAAACAGCCTAATAAATGGATATAAAAGAGTTAGAAAATAAACCAATAGATCAATTAACCGATGCTGACGCTAAGCTGCTTGTAGATCACTACAAGCAGCTTTCAGCAAAGTATACAGCTTATGAACAGGCGGTTAAGTTAACTCTTAACTCGATCTACGGAGCCTTCGGTAACAAATGGTTTCACTTTTTCAATATCGATATTGCAGAGTCAATTACAAAACAGGGCAAGAATGCTATTCTATATTCAGAGTCAATCTTAAATAAATACGTTCAAGAATTCTGGCATAAAGATACTGCAACGCACCAACAATTCGATATTAAAGTAAAAGGCAAAATTGAAAAGCCTGCTGTAATCTACATTGACACAGATTCATGTTACGTTCAGTTTCAAGACGTTTATGAGTCTATTATCTGGCAAGATGAAAGTAAAAAGATGTCAATTGATGAGTTTATTTTAGCACTCTATGGCTTTAGACTTAAAGACTATATCGTTAAAGCCATGGAAATGTATGCTGAAAAGCGTAACACTGATAACTTCTTAATGTTTGAACTAGAGACTATTGCATATAATGGTATTTGGATGAGTAAGAAGAAATACATCCAGAATATTGCATGGGACGATAAACTTGAGAAGACTGATCGACATGCTCCGCTAAAGAAGATTAAAACAATAGGTTACGATACTATTCAATCATCGACACCAGCATTTATAAGAACTAAACTAGTTGAAGCACTTAAGATTATATTTAAGAGTGGTAAAACACCAGATGCTGAAGAACTACAAGCACTTGTTCAATTTATGAAGCAAGTTAGAAAAGAGTTTCAACTTGCCGATATTGATGAAATCTCTTTTAACAGAAGAACAAACAATATTGATAAGTATATCGTTGATGATCAGATTGAATTCCAAGTCGGTCTAAAATGTCCAGCTAACGTGAAAGCAGCAGGCTACTACAACTACCTGCTTAATATGAACTCTAAATATAAAAACAAATATAAGGTTATCGGTAACGGTGAAAAGCTAAAGATTTATAACTGTAAATCACCAATATCAGAGGTTTATGCATATATGCCAAACGAACATCCTTATGAAATTGCACCAGAAATAGACTATGACATTCAGTTTGAAAAGGCAATGATTGACCCTTTAAATAGAGTGCTTACAGCAATTGGTCTACAAACACTTGACACTAATCTACTTTATGCATCAGCATTATTTTAATTACGATACTATGGACAATTTTTACGAAGTAATAAAACAAATGACAAAAGATAATCCTAATAACGCAGATTTAGGAGAGGAAGTAAGAAGTATAATCTGGCAGATTGATAAAGAGAACGCTAAAAAGCTTAACGCTCAGAAAGCAACATCTAACCAGATAGATCTTGAGGATATGATAAACGAGATTAATAATGGAAATTAGTATGAATGCTGAACAACATGAGTTTGTTCTAAAATACCAGAAGATTTACGACCGGCTGTCTAAATTAGAAATCATGATGCATGAAATACAGGCAGAAAGCCAATCATTGATCGAAGAACTTGAAACATTGCGCGAAGAAGAGCGTACAAAATTTAAAACAGAAGAATAATTATGGCAAAAACTAAGAATAAAGAGTTCAGCTTTGACGATATTAACGCTGAGTTAGCAACATTAAATCCACTAGGTTCTGTAATGGAATACTCTAGTTTTAGTGAGGTTACCGAGTGGATCGACACTGGTAATTATCATCTGAATGCATGTGTTAGTGGTTCACTCTTTGGTGGATGGCCAAACAATAGATCTTGTTCAATTGCAGGTCCATCTGGAACTGGTAAGACATATCTAATTCTAAATTCAATCCATAGAGCTATTGAAATGGGCTACAATATCATATTTTATGATTCAGAAGCCGCGGTTGACAGGGATCTCATGAAGAAATTCGGTATCGATACAAATAAAGTTAACTATCAGCCTGTAAATACAGTTCAAGATTTTAGAACTTCAATTACGACGATCACATCTAGAATGCAAGAGGCTAAACGTGCCGGCGCTGAACTACCTAAGATGATGATTATCTTGGATTCAGCAGGTAACCTTGCTACGGCTAAAGAAATTGAAGATGCGAAATCAGGCAGTGACAAGTCTGATATGACACGTTCTAAAGTACTTAAGTCAATCTTTAGAATTATCATGACGCCAATGGCTGATCTTAAGATTCCTTTTATCTTTACTAACCACACATACCAGACACAGAGCTTTATTTCACAGCAAGTTGCTGGCGGCGGTACAGGACCAGAATACGCAGCTTCAATCGTGCTCTTCTTAAACAAAGCACAGCTGAAAGAAGGTGGTGAAAAGGCCGGTATTATTGTAACTGCAAAACCAAACAAGAACAGATTCGCCAAGCCAAATCCAATCAAGTTTCATCTACACTTTAGTGAAGGTATGAACAGATACGTTGGCCTAGAAAACTACATTGATTGGGAAGATATTGGTATTGCACGCGGTAGTATCGAAAAGGGTCAGAAAGTACCAAAAGCCTCTGCAAGAGGCTGGATATGTAAACATCTAGATGAAGTTATACCTAATAATGAGTTCTTTACAGAAAAGGTCTTTACTCAAGAAGTTCTTGAGAAGCTTGATAAGAAAGTCTACGATATATTCAATTACAATACAGACGTTGAGTTTGATGTAGACGATATTATGGAAAGTACTACTGAAGATGAGGATTAATGAAGACAAGCTACCGATTAAATATGTGATTGGTGTCGAGAAAGATCTACCAGGCTGGCCAAGTGGCATGGATATTGTATATAATGAGCTTGTAATGTGTGAACGTAACCCAGATAGGTATAAAGGTACTTTCACTCTGCACGCTTTAAAAACATATCGCTTTCCAGAAGTAGAAGAAGAACATCTAGTAACCTCATTAAACGAGGCTGCTATTGATGGACTATTAGAACAAACTAATCAAGAACAAGGTAAAGAGTCTTACAAGATTCTTTTGAATCCATTTGAGTAATACTCATATAACAACTAAAAATATATGCAGTTCGGACAAGACTTTGAGAAGATATTCTTTAGACTATCTTTAGTTAAGCCAAAATATTTACAAGCAATTAAGACTGATTATTATCAGTCTGAAGAGATTGATATTTTAAGTTATCTTGCAAATAAGTTTTACGTTAAGTTCAACGAGACACCATCTAAGAACCAATTAAAACTACTTGCACAGAATAGTAAAAAAGCTAAAGATAAAGTTACAGATGGTATTTTAGACCTACTATTTGATGTTGATTTAGATCAGTATGACGATGAGTGGCTAACAGACACTGCAGAGTCTTGGATTAAATGGAAAACCTTTAATACATCACTTACAGATACAATTGAGTTTATTAAGACGACTCAAGTTACACCTGAGAATACTGAGAGCATTATTCAGAAAGTTAAAGGCTTAATCAACGAGCGTAACAACATTACCTTTAATTCAGATCTAGGTCTAGACTTCTTTAACCCAGAAGATCATGACCAGAAAGAGACTGAAAAGGTAAGTTCAGGCTATAACTTCGTAGACAGACTACTTGGCGGTGGCTACGATAAGGGTGGTAACCTAATCGTTTATGCCGGTGAACAGAATATTGGTAAGTCAATATATCTAGCCAACGACGCAGCAAGTTTTGTTAAGATGGGCACAAACACTGTTGTAATTACAGCAGAGATGGCAGCACATAAATTTGTAAAACGTATTGGGTCAAATCTACTCTCAATTAATATATCAGAATATGCAGAAAAGTCTAAGAACAGAGACTTAATGAAGCGTAAGCTTGAGACTGTCGGTAATGGATTTACGCCTCCTGGTCAACTCTTTGTTAAACAGATGCCAACTTCACAGGCAACAGTACTTGATATTGAGGCTTATGTTAGTCAGATTGAAGAAGAACGTCAGATTAAGATTGGTGCAGTTGTAATTGACTATATCAACATCTTGGCAAATTACCGTAATCTAAATACGGAGAATACATATATGAAGATCAAGCAAATTGCAGAAGATTTAAGAGCAATGGGCCAACGTAATGACTGGTTGATCGTAACTGCGACTCAGATTACAAGAAGTGGTTATAACTCAAGCGATATTACAATGACAGACATTGCAGAATCAGCAGGCCTATCACATACCGCAGATATTATGTATGGTATTATTCAAGATGATCTAATGAGAGCAAATGAAGAGTACTGGCTTAAGATCTTAAAGATAAGAGACGGTGAAGGTAAAGGCACTAAATGTAAGTTGAATATCAACTGGAAATTTATGCGTCTTATAGAAACAGAAGAATTAAGCACATCAAATTTACACGGAATATAATGAATAGAGATAAAATATTTGAGAACAACTTTGACTCACCAGACTTCGAGATAAATACTAATATGTCGTTTGAACTTGATTCAAGTTTTAAAGACACACTAGACGAAGACATCAAGATTCATTATGAAATGGTGGCCAATAGAATACATGAGCTAATTCTAGCTTCGCGCTTTAAGGAATTTAACGATGTCGATGATCTTGGCAGGTGTAAAAAGCTAAAGAAGTCAGACATTAACGACGTATACGGTTATATCGTTGATGAGATGAAAGCTAAATTTAGCAGAATTGATATATTCAGCGAGATGTGCGTTTACTTCGATATTAAACCAGACAAATTTTACAGCTCATTAAGCAATGTCTATAAAGAAGATTTAATTCAAGAACTAGATATAAGAACTGGTGTTTTAGAGAGAAAAAACATCAACAAATTATTCTAAATGATAGAACCTAAAGTAATTGATAAAGGAGCGAAACGTGTATGGATATTAGGCGATCTTCATTTTGGTGTACGAGCTAACTCTCAAGAGTGGTTAGGCATCCAGAAGCAATTTTTTGAAGAACTTTTTATTCCAACACTTAAGAAACATGTAAAGCCTGGCGATGTTCTAGTACAGGTAGGTGATACATTTGACAACAGACAGAGCATCAACATTAAAGTCTTGAACTATGCTGTTGATCTGTTTGAAAGATTAGGTCAAATCTTACCAGTCTACGTAATTGTCGGTAATCATGATATTTGGGCTAAGAAGTCAAATGAAGTCTCTTCAATTGATAGTTTAAAGTGGATCCCGAATGTGCAGATCTATAAAGACCCACAGCTATTAGAATGGTCAGGTCGTAAAATATTAATGATGCCTTGGCGAGTAGATACCGCACATGAAACTGAGACTCTTGCGGAATACCCACAGTCAGAAATTGTGTTCTGTCACTCTGAAGTGAAAGGCATCTATCTAAACTCAAAGGTACGCAATGAACATGGCACCGAGACCAATGTTTACAGTAAATACACTAGAGTTTACAGTGGCCACATCCACTATAGACAAGAGAAAGATAAACTCTTAATGGTCGGTGTTCCTTACCAACTAACAAGATCAGATGCTAACAATGCAAAAGGTTTCGACCTGGTTGACTTAGAAGACATGTCAGAGACTTTCTTTGAGAACCATATATCACCTCGTTTTGTGAAATATAACATCACACAGCTCTTCGATATAACTCTAGGAAGCTTTAAGAAGCAGATTGAGAACAACTTTGTAGATCTCTACGTGCCAAGTCAAATTGCAAGTACAAATGCACTGAGCCAGTTAGTAAATAAGATCCAACATGTAAGCCGTAGGCTTGAACCAAACATTTATCAAGAAGAGAACTGGATCGACAAAGACTTCCATGACATCGATGCGATTGAAGAAATGTACAAGGACTATAACATAATGAACTTATGTAACATGTACGTTGATAGTATTAATGAAGATGATGCCATGAAACAAAAGCTAAAAGATAAGCTAAAAGAACTGTACACACAAGCCGCGTACAATTACGATACTGAAGAATGAGAATAGACTACATTGAGTTTAAAAATTTTGCAAGTTACGGTAATCAAAAACAAAGGCTAGAATTTAAGAAGGGCGGATCAGAGCTATTCTTAACTCTAGGTAAAAATGGTGACGGTAAAACTACAATTGCAAATGCAATCATATATGCACTTTACGGTAAAGTAGAGGGCGTAAAACTAAGTGATCTGCCGAATAGAATCAACAAAGAACTTTTAGTTAAGATTGGACTACAGTGTGGTACAATCAATGTTGAGATTGAGCGTGGCTTAGCTCCAAATAAATTTAGTGTATTAATTAACGGCGTCGAATTTGATAAAGCTGGTAAGCGAAGTGTACAAGATTATTTGGAAGAAGAAGTCTACGGTATACCTTATCATGTTTTTAAGAACATTATTATTCTCTCAATTAATGACTTTAAGTCTTTTTTAACAATGAACGGCGCAGACAAGCGCCAGATTATTGATAGAATGTTTGGCTTCTCAATCTTAAATGATATGCAGCGTTCAATTAAAGAAGAACGCAAATCAGTTAAGATGGACATTGACAACTATGAAGCTGAATTGAATCAGATCATGGAGTCAATCAAGTCAGTACGCCATAAGTTAAATACACTACTTGAAGAATCAAGTGAGAAGAATGCAAGCAAGATTAAGGAGCTAAAAGAAAGTCTTGTTGCCTTAAACGAAGAGGCTAAGACAATGAAGACTGAAGCTGACCAGATTAGCGAGAGTATTACATTTAAGAAAGAAGAGTATGAAGGCCAGAGAACAGTGGCCAGTAATTTGAAGCACGAGCTTGATTATCTTAAGAAGAAGTTAGACCTTTATGAAAAAGGACACTGTCCAACATGTGAAACCAAGCTAGATTCTGAGTGGCATATGGAGAAGAAGGACGAATATGCTCTTAAGATTGAAGAGGACACTAAAAAGATTAAGTCTATTAAAGTAGAAATGGATGTTATCACGGCAAACGCAACTGATTTAAAAGAATCTAAGAAGAGCATTGATACAAAGATCAATGATATTAAATACAATATGCGTTCAATGAAGGCAGAGCTTGTCAAGATTAAAGAGACTTCAAGCGGTGAAGAGTTTGACCATCTTAAGAGCCTGATTGAGCAGTTTGAAAAATCAGAAGAAGAAAAGTCTAACAAGCGAGATCAGTTGAGTGGTGACTATAACTTTATGAGTGTTGTTGAACAAGTCCTGGGTGAAGATGGTGTTAAGAATTTAGCAGTAAAGACAATTCTACCAGGTCTAAATGCAAACATTGCAGCGATGGCCCAGACAATGCACCTACAGTTCCATATTAGATTCGATGAGAAATTCAACTGTATTATTAACCATCTAGGTGAAGATATTAACCCATTAACTCTATCAACAGGTGAACGTAAGAAGGCAGACTTTATCATTATCATAGCTATTATTAAGATCTTAAAGTTAAGATTCCCACAGCTGAACTTACTCTTCTTAGATGAGCTATTGAGTTCAGTCGACCACGACGGAGTTTACAATATTCTAAAGATATTGAACCAGGTTATTAAGGAGAATAAGATTAATACCTTTGTAATTAACCATACCGTGCTACCACATGAAATATTTGACAAGAAGATTCAGATCTATAGAGAGAACGGTTTTTCTAAGTTTGAAATCGGCAGCATAGAATAACATAATAATTCAGTAGGATATATAAACAAAATAAAATAACTACTGATGCAATTTTTAGATTTTAACGGCTTCGTAAATGAAGCACAAGTGATGAAAACCACCAGCGTGTTCGATAACAAATTGGACAAAGCAGCTGATGTTATTATGGCATATCTTAATAAGAAGACCAGTGATGATTACAAGAAGTTTCCTTATGTACTTGTTCACAGAATAGATGGTCAAGAAGGTCCTGGTATTATGCTATACTCTAACAACTCAGATAAAGCTGTTAGAATTGGCGGGCAAGGTACTGGTCCTGGTATTGTAGGTTCACTTACATTCTACTCAAAACACTATAACAACACTGCAGACTTTCAGTTGACTTCAGATCAATTTCCAATCGTGAAATTAATCGACGAGTTCGTAAGGCTAATGGATGTGAAATACGTTAAACAAATTGCAGAGTCTTATAGCTTTGTAACAGAAGCTGCAGATTATGCGTTTAGCCAAGCTGAACTTAATGAAATCACAAAGCTATTAGACAAGAAGATGCCGGTAACTAAGATTGCCAAGAAGATGGGCATTGAGTATAGATCAGTCTTAAAGCTAAAGAGAAACGTTAGCTCTGGTGAAGTTAAGTCAAGCATGGAGACTAAGAACGAGCAGACTGTTGCAGACAAAGTTAAGTTTTTAGAAGAGACCATGGATGACATTTATCAGATCTCAAGAAAAGTTGCCGCTGGAGCATTCAACTCACTCTTTATTTCAGGCCGTGCAGGTACTGGTAAGACATACAATGTTGAACGTGCGATGAAAGATGAAGGTCTAGAAGAAGATGAAGATTGGGTACTAGTATCTGGTGCAGCATCACCAATCATGATGTTCAAGAAGTTTTATCAGTATAGAACTAAGACCTTAGTATTTGATGATTGTGACTCAGTATTTAGAGATGAAAACGGTCGTAACATGCTTAAAGCTGCATTAGACACCAAGCCAATCAGAAAGATTAGCTGGTTAAAGAAGTCATCAACAGTTTTTGATCCAAAAGACTTTGAAAATAATCCAGAAGGAGAGTTTAACGCACTCGAAGCAGGCCTAGTACCAAACAGGTTTGAGTTTGCTGGCCGTGTAATTTTCATCTCTAACTTAGAAAAAGATAAGGCGGATCCAGATGGAGCTATTCGTTCAAGATCAATCCTGATCGACGTTGCACCGGACGATGCTACGCTAATGGAGCGTATGAAGAAGCTCTTACCTCACCTAGAACCAACTGATATGCCACTTGCAGACAAAGAGGAGATCTATGAGTTTATGAAGAAGGCAAAAGACGTTTCAATGAGAACGTTCGTAAAGGCTGCTGGCTTTAAGAGAGCCGGTCTAGATGATTGGGAAAGAATGACCAAGAGATACCTATAATAAATGGCAAGTTATAATCTAAAATACAACAAGGATGACTCAGTTATCCGACACATTATCATTGGTCTGCTGGCGGATCTTAACAATAAGTTAAGTATCTCAAGACAATTGACTAATGATAATAGAGTTGTTGTAGATGTGCCTTTCTACTATGCAGTTTCCGGTGATGAGAATTTCATGCGTGATAACTTCTTGTTTAGCACATTGAACGGTGAGAACTGTGACGTAGACCCTACAAAAGCAGATGGTAACTATGACCGTGTACCAAGAGGTATTGTAAATCTAACATCATTTGCAGTAGATCCTTCTAAACTGGTTAATAAACGTAATCTAGGACAATACAATAGACTTAACCCAGAAGATGGTATGTTTGAGTCTTTTGTTGCTGAGTTTGAAATGATTCCAGTTGTATTAGGTGTTGACGTTGAAATTATAGTTTCAAGCCAGCTAGATCTTTTTAAAGTAACTGAGGCTATTATTAAGAAGATGTATAAAGCCAATTCATATCACGTTGACGCGGGTCATCTAGAAGACGGTACTTACAGAATTAGTTCTGAGTATGCAATGCCAGATGACTATACAATGGAGAGGCCGATTGAGTACGGCTTTGATGATAAAGGTAATCATAAGGTTACTTTTAGTCTAGAGATAAATTCATTCATGCCTTCATTCGACTTTGAAGAAGATGTATATCAATCAATCATAGTTACTAAAACTGAAAACGGTGGTTACATAGGTAATTTAGAAAATCCTAATGGACTTATTACAGGAGAATCTGACAACGTATATTACAGTGAAGACTATCTTAAATTATGGAAATTTAATAACGAAGAATGGGTCCTAATATATGAAGGTCAAGATGCTATTGATGAAGCAGAATCTACTGTATTGACAGAGACGCCGGTTGGTGTTGAAGAATTCGAAAGAAGGATAAGTAGACGTAGAAAGGCATCTAACAGAATGTTTACTATTGGTAATTCAAGCCTAAATACAATCAACGATAACGAGAATGGACAATCAGCACTTGGAGATGATTACAGCGTCACCGGTAGAGACCTTCCGTTTAACGAGTAAATTAGACAGATATATAATTAAACAAAAAATCAAAATACGAAATGACTAAATTAAGAAAGGGCATCATTTCGCCAACAGAAAAACAAGGCGCAGGTTATGTTTTTGAGACAGCTGGCAAATTATTTAAGGTTACCGGTAATGTTATCGAAGCGGCTAATGGAGCATCTGAAGAGTTTAATACTCTATCAAAAGCTCTTAAGACTTTCAAGATAGATGAATCTGGCATCCAGTTTAACTATGACTTAAATAACAAGTCACAGATTGCTGATCTAAACGAGGCGAAATCTAAAAACTACGACGAACTAATTAGTCTACAGGACAAAGCAAAATTCCTTAAGACTGAGTTAAAAGAATCTAAGCTAGCAGGTAAGAAAGCAGCTACTAATGAGTTAGAAAAAGAATTAGCAGAAGTTAACGAAACTATCCTAAATCTGACTAAGAATGGTATTCAAGTAAGTTTTAAATACGACGCTAATGAGAATAAGACTTTTATTGGTAATCGTGAAGTTCTTACAGAAGGAGTTACAGAACAAGCTTTTGCATCAGCATTAATTAGATATGAAGACAAAGGTCTTTTGAATCTATTTGAAATGGCTGCTAAAAACTTTGGCATGTATAACATCTTAGAATTTGTAACCGAGTCTCAACTTGGAGATGTAATAGTTTCTACAATTCGCACCGATAATAGATTATATGCTTGGAGAATCAATGAGGCAACCAAGATTGGCAAGTTTATTCAAATGGAGCCACAAGAATTAATCAACTATGTTGCTGAAGAAACAGGAGCAGATATTACAGCTTCAGTTCAAGACCTATTAGATGGTATTAAAGAACAAGTTGAAGACAGAGAAAGTGCAGTTGCTTTAAGAAGAGAGATGATCTCATTCTTACAAGATCAAAAAGGCAGACTTGCAGAAGCTGATAGAAATATACCTACAATTAAAGAAGCAGATCATTTTTTAAGTTCTGAGATTAAAAGAATTAGTGAAGAGATTGAATCTTTAGAAGAAGAAAAACTGGGCAGAGATCAAGGCTATATAGAAGCCACTGTTAAGTTTGATTTTAAAGATCTAGATAAGGGCACTGTAGTTATGATCGATGCAATGGAATATTCTTCAGCTGGAAAAACAGATCTTCTGACTGTTTTTAAAGACGATAAACCATTAAGAATTGAGAAGAGAGCAATTGAGCTTCCTAGTTCAGATTTAACATAAACATATTAGACTTTAATGGTCAGGAAGCCCGTTTGGAAACAAATGGGCTTTTTTGCTTATAATAACTATAAAAATAAAAAGAATGATCCAGGTGGCTAAAAAAAAGAACTATCTCAACAATAAAGACCTTTACAACGAAATTGTAAAATCAAAAGAGGCGGGTAAATTAACAAGAGAAGCTGAAAAAATGCTAGTACTTCTTGCCGAACGAGCAATTAGAAAGCTCACATATGTAAGCGAAGACGATAGAAATGACTGTCTACAGTTTGCTTTATTAGACCTACTTAAATATTGGCAAAATTTTAATCCTAAATACAAGAATGCATTTGCATATTATACTGAGATAGCAAAAAGAGGCTATGCTAAAGGCTGGAATAAGATTCACCCAACGAAGTATAAAAATACAATGTCAATTGATCGTATCGGTGGTAATAGTTCAGATCATGATGGCGGCATGTTTAATATATAATGTCAATAAAGAACTTAAAACCAAGTAATAATTCAGGCCACATTCAAGGTTATTTTAAACCTACTAATCCAGACAAATATATTGGTCCTACTCCTATCATCTACAGAAGTTCATGGGAGCGTAAGTTTATGATTATGTGTGATACTAGAGACCATGTACTAAAATGGTCTAGTGAACCAGTTGCAATTAAATATTGGTCTTCTATGGATAACAAAGAACATAAGTACTATCCGGATTTCTACATGAAGACCACTACTGAAGAGGGTGAAAAAGAGTTTTTGGTTGAGGTAAAACCAGAAGCTCAAATCAAGAAGCCTAAGCCACCAACTAAGAATTCAAAGAAGGCTCTTAACTCATACAAGTTTTTGGCAGAACAATACATAAAGAACAGAGACAAATATGCATATGCTCAACAATGGGCTGAAGCTCGAGGTTGGCGCTTCATTGTCCTTACTGAAAAGACTCTAGGCTAAGATGGGTAAAATTAAGAAGGAAATAAAAGAATTAAGTAAAGAAGCCGGCGGCAAAACTAAGGCTCGTAAAGAAGCTGAGAAGTGGTTTACCGAGAGCAGTACAAACGTGAGAGAAGGTGCCGTTGCTAGATATGGCGGCAGATTTAGAACAGGCATGATTCACGTTTTTAGATACGATAAGCCTAAAACGGAAGCAACTTTGGAATGGTGGGATCGTAATCCAGTAGTCTTGGCATTAGACCCAGCAGATGGTAATGATTTCGGTATTAACCTTAATCTACTGCCTGTTGCATTTAAAGAAGATATGCTAGACTTAATCTATGATAGATTAGAAGGTCAAATTGAGTCTAAAAAATCAGGAAAGAATGGCATGGCAAGAATGCAGGGTCAAATACCATTAACATATACAGGTGCTAAAGCCTTTCTAGAACGCTTTGGTTTAGGGTTTGCTGTTAGACAGTATATTCCTTCATTAAAATCAAATCAAAAAATTGTTAACTATGAGAACTGGGCGAGAATAGCTCTTTGTGATTTTATTGAACTCAACGGAACTTCAATCGGCCGGATCAGAGCACAGTTTAGAAATCACCTTAGAAAATAGGATATATAAAATTGAAAATACTATCATAATATGGCAGGTTATACAAATAAAAGAAACGGACCTTTAAGTTACGGTAGCAAACCGTTTAACTTATCGAATACGTTAAAGTCACTTTCATCATTCGGTATGCGATATGATGACATGGTTCTACGCCAGTCTCAAGCAATTGGCCCAATGGAGGATATGTTTGGTTATGGCCAGATGAATCCGATGGGTATCGATAACGATGACATCTATGGTGCCTTTGCTGCACTGTCAATGACTGACATCAATCTTAAGAAGAACATTCCGTTTTTTGACCAAGATTATCAACAGAAAAGAGAAGAACTTAGAGACTTTTCAATTAATGATGAAGTTGAAGACATCCTCGACATTCTATGTGATGAAACAGTTGTATATGATGACAAGAATTTCTTTTGCCAACCTGAAATTTTAGGCCTTGATGTTTCTGAAAAAGTTGAGAAAGACCTTAACAAATATTTTAGACAGATCTACCACTATTTTGGCTTTAACTCAGATCAATCAGCATGGTACTATTTTAGAAAATTCTTAGTAGATGGTTATCTGGCGTTTGAGATTATTTACAATCCAGATCAAACTGAAATTATTGGCTTCAAAGAGATTGACCCGATTACACTTATTCCGGGCTATAACCATGATGATGGTAAAAAAGTTTGGGTACAATTTAAAGATGACCCAACTAAAGAACGTAAACTTTACGACTCGCAAGTTATTTACATATCTTACTCTTCAATCACAACAGCAAGCCGTGTAAGTTATCTAGAAAGATTAATTAGAGCATTTAACTTATTAAGAATCATGGAACATACAAGAGTTGTGTGGGCTGTGACTAATGCTTCATTTAGAATGAAGTTTATTATTCCAGTTGGAGGTAAGTCTAAGACTCGTGCTAAGCAATCCTTGGCACAGCTGATGAACTCTTATAAGGAGAATGTTGATTTTGATTGGGAAAGTGCAACATTGCACACAGATGGACAGCCGATGCTTCAGTTTAACAAAGAGTACTGGTTACCAAGTAAAGAGGGTGAAACTCCAGAAATTGAAACACTAGGTGGCGATGGACCTGATCTTTCAGATACAGAAGCACTTAAATACTTCTCTGATAAGTTAAAGCACGTCTCTAAAATTCCTTACTCAAGATTCTTATATGAAGATGGCGGTGGAGACTTTAACCTTGCTGCTGATGGTATGATTCGTGATGAGATCAAGTTCAGCAAGTTTATCAAGCGTTTAAGATCTATATTCCAAGAAATACTTGTTAAACCTCTTTTCATTCAAATGTGTCTTAAGTACCCAGAGTTTAGTGAAGATCCACAGTTTAAGACTCAAGTAGCTCTTAGATTTAATGAAGAGAACATGTTTGCTGAATTAAAGCACATGGAAATCATGGAACGTAGACTAGAATTCATTGGAAGTATGAGAGACAGTCTGATGACAACCAACCAAGAAACAATGGAAGAAGAGTACTACTTTGAAATGGAGTACCTTGTGAAAAAATACCTTAAATTGACTGACGATGAGATTCAAGCTAACGCAGCGGCAAAAACCAGAGTAGATATGGAAGAAGCCGGTGAGGAAGGCGATGAGGATCAAATGGGAGGTCTTGGATTTTAAAAGATATATAAACTATGAAAATTTACAACACATTCGAATCATTCATAAAAGAGGCCTTAAAGGCTGGCGAAGAATCTGAAGTTTACGTTGATGATTATACGTTAGATTCTGGTGAGAATATTAAGGCTGCTGAGATATTAGGTGCAATCAAGGCATCTCCTACTGAAAAGGAATTCAAGCAGTACTTCTTTGATGAGTATGGCGAAGGCTCTTTTGCTAGTGGAGAACTAGAAAAATTGACCGCGTTCTTTAACGAGGTCAAAGGTGAAGAAAAGGAGAAGGAAGCTGAAGAAGAAAAGGAGAGAGAAGAGGCTGAAAAGGCTAAAGGTGGTGGAGACGAAGGTGCACCTAAACTAGACTTAGACATCTAATAAGATATTTACATAGAAAAAGCTGATATATATTAAAAATAGAAAAATACATAGAATGAAAAATAGTAAAGATTTATTGATCGTTGAGATGTCCTCATCGGCACTTACGGTTGATAAGAATGAAAACAAAGACTATGTGCTCGAGGGTATTTTTGGTCAAATAGATCAAAAGAACAGAAACAATAGAATCTATACGGAAGATGAATATGTTCCACAGATTGAGGCTCTTCAAGCAAAAATTAAGTCTTCAAAGCTTTTAGGTGAGTTAGATCACCCAACACAATTCGATACTTCTTTAAAGAACGTGTCACATATAGTAGAAGAACTTTACTATGATAAAGATACAAAAGAAGTTCGTGGTAAGATCAGACTTCTAGATACAGATGCTGGCCGTCAGGCTAAAGCGTTAGTTGATGCTGGTGTACCACTTCAAATTTCATCAAGAGCTGCAGGTGCAGTTGAATCTAACGGTAAAGTTAAGATTAAACAACTATTCACATATGACCTAGTAGCCGATCCTGGTTTTGAGAATGCTGAATTAAAGAGAGTTAATGAGTCTTATGGATTTAGTAACGGTGATGGCATTTACATTTATGAAATAGGGGGTGAATCTAACATCCTAGAAAACAATACAGAACAAGAAAACACAAATACTCAAATAAAAGAAAATAAAAACATGGCAGAATTTGTAAAGGCTGAAGACTTTAACAAGTACTCTGAGTACCTTGCTAAAGAAATAAAGTCAATTAAGGAGGCTATCGACGCAAGGTCTGAAGAAGAAACTACAGGTGTCGATGAAAAAATTAGTAAAGTGATTGGTCATGGTGACCATATCGCAGAAAGCGTTAACAAACTTGAAAAGTACGTTAGCTATGTGGCTGAAAGGCTAGATGAGTCTATCCAGTACACTGAGCATGTTGCAGAAAAAACAGATCAAGGTATTCAATACTCTGAGTCTCTAGCTGAAAAGTTAGATCAGTCTATTCAATACTCTGAGCACGTTGCAGAAAAACTAGACGAAGGTATTCAGTATACAGAGCATGTTGCTGAAGGAGTTTCAAAACTAAAAGACTTCACTAACTATCTTGCAGAAGCTCATAATGATAATACAGTATCAGGTGAGAACATCATCGAGTACGTTAACTACTTAAAAGAAAACATGCAGTCAATTTCAGAATATGCTGAGTACATCGCTGAATCAATCAACGAAAACTTAGTAGTTGAAGAAGTTGAAGGTGAAGAAGCTGGCGTTGAAGGTGAAGAAGTTGTTAAGAAAGATGAAGCTGAACTTGAAGAAGTTGGCGACAACTCTGAAGAAGGCAACGTAAGTGCTGACGGCGAAGAAGCTGGTAAAGAAGCTGAAGAAGGTGCTGAAGGCGCTGCTGATGGTGTTGATGAACCAGAAGAAGTACACTCAGAAGAAGATAAAGGTATTCAAGATGAAGCTGATGATGAAATGCCAGAAGACGAAGGCGAAGATGGAGCTTCAGATCCATTAGAATCTTACAAGAAAGAAGTTTCTTCTAAGTTAGACGCATTAGTTGAAAATGCAACTAAAACTGAGAATGAGAATCCATCATTCTTTAGAATTGTATCTTCAGCAACACAGTCTAAATACAATGAGCTTAACGAATCTGCAAAAACTGAAGTTAGACAATTTGTTTCTAAGAGAGGTTTCATGACAGAATCTGAGATTGTTTCTCTAATCGAAAAATCAAATATGATTGTTGAGTCTAGACAAGCACAACCATTTGTACTAGAGGCAATGCCAGCGGAATATGCTGAAGTATGGTCAAACTTATCAGAAGGTAAGCAAAATCAAATCTTAGCACAGTCTAAGTATCACAAACTAGAAACAGAATACCAAGTAAGAAACTTCTGGCAGACTAGAGATCTAAGAGAATCTGCTCCGGCAATGGAGAAGCTTGAACTGATCAAAGAGTCTAAGCAGTCCGAAGAAGCTAAAGGCTTAGGTTATGATGTGTCAGGTTACGCTGAACAATTCAAGAAGAGATTCAACAAGTAATCCACTATTTATTCTATAAATATTAAAAGGAGAGAACTACGGTTCTCTCCTTTTTTAAGGTTTAAGAAAAAATCAAAAAAGAAGAAGATATATAATCTAACATCGACGAATAGGGCGAAAGAAGCAGAAAGCCCATCGAATGTCGAATAAACATAAACAAAAAAAGATCATTCAAAAATGGCAAATTTAATTAACGAAGCTGAGATCAGATCAACTTGGGCTCCTATTATTGAGGAAGCAACAGGTATTACTGAATCTAATAAGCTTGCATGGATGTCTGAGTACTGCCACAATCACAAGCTGTACGAAGACGCAAACATTATGGCACTTAACCCAGGTATGAACTTGGCAGGTATGGGTGCAGTATCTTTCCCAGGCGCTGGCAATGCTAACGTAGGTGGTTCAGGTGCAAACGGATCAGGTGACAAAGCGCCAACTCTATTGCCTTTGGCAATGCAGGTTGCTGCTCAAACTATCGGTCTAGACTTGGTACCAGTTGTACCAATGGCAGGTCCTATGGGCTTATTGTCTTACCTAGATTACACTTACGAAGGTGGTGTTGTAGGCGCAGTAGCAAACGGTGCTGACGGTACTGTAGCTCCAACTTACGTAAAAGCTTCTGGTGCTGGAACTGCAGACATCGCTGCTGTAGGTGGTACTAACGGTGATTACGAATTCGTAGGTACTTCAAGAATTGACGGTAAGTCAATCTTTAAAGTAGGTACTATCGACAGTTCTAACACAACTGTAGCTGCTGATTTAGAGGATGCTGGCGCTGATGCTAATTCAGTTGAACTAGTAAAAGCAATGGAAGATCACATCCCAGGATTTACTGGTGGTGCTGATGCAGACGGTAACGCTCTTCCTTTCTCAAGAGAAAAAGGTGAGTCAACTAGAGACAAGCTAATGGGCTTAAGCCTATTCAGCAAGTCAGTTGCTGCTGAAACTTTCCAAGTTGCTGCTGGTGTAACTAGAGAGCAAGTACAAGACCTAAAACAATTCGGCGTTGACGCTGTTGCTCAAGTAGAAGCAGTATTAACTAACGAATTGACTCAGTCTATCAATGACTACATCTTGAAGTCAATGAGAAATCTTGCAGCTACTAACACTGTTGATAACCCATTCACAGCGGCTATTGATTTAGCTCCAGGTACTAACTATGGTGGTGAAACAAGAGGTGAAGCTCACAGAAGAATTTTAACTAACGTTCTTGCTGCAGCTAACTTTATCGCTAACAAAGGTAGAAGAGGTGCTGGTAACTTCGCAGTAGTTGATGCTAAAATTGCTTCAGCTCTACAAGGTATCGCAGGTTTCGTACCTAACCCAATGGCTAACACGTTCAACCAAGTTGCAGGTGCAATCTACCCAGTAGGTTCTGTAGCAGGTATCAACGTTTACACTGACCCTAGACTTCCTTTCAACGGAGGTTACCTAGGTGATTCTGCTGGTACACACAGAATCCTAGTAGGTAGAAAAGGTGATGGTAACGGTGCTGGATTAGTATTCATGCCTTACTTAATGGCTGAATCAGTACAAACAATTGCTGAAGGAACTATGGCTCCTAAA